CAATGGGTAATGCAGCTATGAGTATGTTAGCTGATAAGTTAGGTGTGCCTAATAATAAATCTGCTGTAGAAAAAGCAGTCAATCAAGCAACACCAGAACAGTTAGCTGAAATTAAAAAAGCTGAATTATCTTTTGAAAAACAAATGAAAGAACTTGAGGTTGATGTGTTCAAACTAGAAACACAAGATCTTCAAGATGCCAGAAAAACATTTAGTAGTGATTGGACTTCTAAATTTCTGGGGTTAGTGGTTATTGGTGGCTTTA